CATTTCTACGTGAGCAGGAACGGATGAAGAACCAGCGAATTGAGCGTCACCGTGCATACGGCCCATTGTGTCGGTCATACTATGGGTAACTTGCTATAAACTCCTTTAAAAAGCAACGCTTTGTTTGTAAAGTGTTATTTTACAACAATATACAAATATATTAAAGAACTTCGTTTTATTATTGTTTTTGTTTTATTCTAAAATGGCTGTGAATAAGCCACAATATGATTTATTTTAAAAAGGTTTATCAGGAAATTGTTCGATAACATTCCTGATTATTGCATCTTGCTTATATTCATTATATTTCTGTGACTTTTCCAGTTTCCACATCAACAGTAAAAATAACTTGTTTCTTGCTTCCGTCATAATTGGTAATGTCAATCCGGTATTTCCAGATCGAATTACTTTGTTCTAAGATTGTTGTATTGATACGAGCATTCATTTCAACATCTTTTAAAGAAGGGATAGAGGTTTTCCAAACATCTTTTCCTGTCTGGTAATTATGTCTGATAACAGACCTATCACCAGAGCCATCATCATTAGTTCCTACACATAAAATTCCTTCTGTGTAAGAAATTGGAACGGCATTCTTAGTGCTATAACTTCCTTCCAATTCTGCAATCTTTTTTCCTTTTGGAGATAAAACGATAGCATTAGCGACAACACTCTCTTGAAACCAACAAGGATTTGCAATAGCTGGATAATTAAGAGGATAGACAATTATTTCATTACCATTTAAAAGGAAAATATCTTTGGAAACTATATCACTTGATGTTAAAAAGGTATTTTCTCTATGAAGATATGAAAGTGCAGCAGTAAATCCCCAATTTGTTTTGTAAATATTTGGCCTAAAATCAAATGCAGTAATATTAAAAAGCTCTGTTTCGCCATAGCCTTTATCTATTTTTATTGTACGTTCGACTGTTTTTGTTCCGTTCCATTCCTTCAACTGTTCCTTTGTATGGAGATTAAACATACCTATCCACATCTTTTCGTTTTTAATTCCTGTCAAGAATGCTGTATCTTCATTATAAGCACATGGAGTAATGCTTAACATATCAAAGCCTTCTCGATTTTTTACTTTGTAATCGTAAAAATTATTTCTTCTCTCCTGTTCCCATTCTTCACTTCCCATCAATGGATCCTTATCACAACTGGATAACAGTAATAAAGAACAGATAACAAACATACATACTTTAAAAACTCTATTCATTTTGATTCTTGTTGTTTTTTCCTGTTCCCTCTGGAAAGATTAATAAATAAAAAAGGTGTGGGAACTGTATTTGCTTTATCCTACATTCAGGCCTTCGCATTGCCCTTGGAATAGATAAAGCAACAGCATCCCACACCAGTTTTGTATATAATTTATCCTCACAGATAAGTATATATCAAATGATGCGGGTGCTATTGCTATCATCTTCATTCCAATATCAAAGTTGCGAAGTTTGAATGTAGAAGATAATTTCAATAACACCTTTCGTAAAACGTATGTCCTCCCACACTGTGTCCTATCTCTTTAGGCGTATGAGATTGGGACAAAAGTACGAAAAGCGTTTTATAATTCAATGGTTTAAATAAAAATATATCGTTTAATTCCTTATCGCCTTATACAAGAAGGTAAAAAGAAGGATAAACGGAATGATAGGATAGATTAACAACACTATCAGGTACACAATGGCGGCAATTAAGATATAAAGTATTATTTCCATATCTCACAATCTCTTAAATCTGTCCGTTTTCAGAATAACTGTAATAAGTCTCATCCGTTATGATAAGATGATCCAAAAGGTTGATACCAATCAATTTGGCAATCTCTTTTACTCTTTTTGTTACTTGATCGTCTTGCATACTTGGTTGTATGTTTCCAGACGGGTGATTGTGTGCCAATATGATGGCAGAAGCATTACCCAATATTGCAGCCTGCATAATAATGCGTATATCCGCAGATGTTTCGTTCAATCCACCTTCTGAAATAGGGCAAATGCCTAATACCTTGTTGGCTTTATTCATTAAAATGACTTTAAAGAACTCTTTGTACTGTATTGTTTCAGAATCAAATACAGATAAAAGGATTTTATAAGCATCTTCGGCAGATAGGATTTTTTCTCTTTCAGAGGCTTTAATCTTTGACTTGTAAGTGAGTTTCACTTCACATACCTTGTACTGACTTTCCATAATGATATAAATTTGATTTTTGTTGATAATTCCTGTGTGTTGATTTGAATTTAATCCTTCGTAGTATTGAGGATTACACCATATAAAAGAGAAAAGGGGAAAATACCGCAATCCGTCATTAAATCTCTATCCGTTAAAAATCTCTTTCCTCCGTTTCCAGAGTTCGATAGGCATTTACCCGTTTTTGAAAAAGAGATTCATAGGTAGATCACTTGCATATTTTTCACTTCTCTATCATCTACTGAGGGGGGAGTTTTAGATAGAAGAAGTTAAGCCCGCGTGTCATACATGATAGCTTGATTTATAGTGATTTTTCAAAGTTGAGGCATGTTTTATCTCTGTAATTTGGTTTGAAGAAAATTATTTTGATATAAAGGCTCATAAATAAAAAATCCTTCGAAGTAAGTTTCCGAAGGATTCTGATTCATAGTAGAAGTTTGTTTTTCTGAGATCACGCAACATTTTTTGAACAGGGTCTATAAAATCATTATTCTCTCAAAAATGTTGCACTGTCATATCTTCGATTCAACTAATAAAAATTTACGACTTCCACCAGTGTTAATCTCTTTCACATGGAAAAACTCTATTATGGATTGTCCTGTGATCGTCTTTTGGGGAGTTACTCCGGTAAGTGCATAAATACGGGTTAATTCCTCTTTGATGTATTTCTTCGTATATCTTTGTCCCACTTTGAAGGAGTTCTTTATCAACTGGATAAATTCTGTGCCTTCTGTCTTTTCCCTGTATTGTTTTAAGATCATAGCCTCTTTGATTCGTTTTACGGAATAATCCAGCGATTCGATCATCTCCTTTCCAATCTCTTCGTATGCTTCGTAAATAAACGGATCAGCCTGTCGCAATTCATTTTTATAGTTACGGATCATCTCGGTTTCATCATCACCTTTCAACAATTCCAATTGGTGGACAACCTCTTTGCGTTTATCTTTCAAAGAGGCATATTTACTTTCTTTTTTTAATCGTTCGAAATCTCCGAAAGGGAAATAAGCAGATTCCACATCCAAGTCGAACAAGGGGTTGCACCTGTAACTTGCAATCAGTTCTTCTTTCTCGTTGTAACTTGATTTGAGTAGGGCTTCATCCACATAGTTGTCGATAGCAAAGAAATTCTCTCTTCCTTCTTTATCCAACATTTTGTTGAATGGCAGTACTTTCAATGCTTCACGATAAGCGCTTCTTGTTTCTTCGGAAGTTGCACAGTTGTAAAACGTCTTTATTTTGTTATAAACTTCTTTGCTCACTTGCAAGTAAATATCAATCTCTTCTTTCGTGCGGACTGGTAAATTGGGATTTGTATTGAAGATGTGATATATACTGTTTACTCCATTACGGAATCTCCCGATTGCCTGTATCGCATCCGTATGCGGATCGATCATGGAATATTCTGAAAAATATACCTCTGAAATCATAATGACCGTAGGTTTTATTTCCAGTTCAATGTCCAGCGCATTGTAGAAACGACTGGTGAAGAAGTTGTATTTCTTCATTTGGGATTTGCTCCATTGCTCGAATGCCTGTTTGAATTTCTTACTTTTCAGTTTCTCCACGCTCTTCTTTGCGCAGAATACGGTAGATTCATTTTCAATATCCAGTTGTTTGATAAAGGAATGGATCATATCCGTTGAATTGATAAAGAAACATATTGTCGTGTCCAATTTGTCAAGTTCCCTTTTTAATTGCTCCAGTACATTGTTGGTATGAATCAGCTTGATCGGGAGTTTATACTCAAAGGTCGGTTCGATCTTTATGGTCTGGAACTTTTGGCTTTCAAAACGGGGATCACTGAAAGAAATGGGAGTTGCAGATACCAAAGCCTTTTCATTGAACAAGAAGAAATCATCGAACGGAAGAGTTATATCCGATCTGTAATCTGCATCTTTCACGATCTTATGGCATTCATCGAACAACAGGAAGCATGTACCATATATATCCATATCCATCAATTCAAAAGCGTCTTTCACTTTGTGAAAACTTTCGGGAGTAGTCAGGATTTTTGTTTTCTTATCTGCTGATTTTTCCAGATACTTAATGACATCTTCCGTATAAACACCTTCGTAGACTCCAAATAGGTTATCCTCTTTATGTTTGGGATCATTGCATTTGCCAACGATAACAGGAACATTCGGTTCGATAATGATGGAATTACGGTTTGCTTTTAACTCTCCGTAAGTGGCTCCCAAACCTGTAAGTGTTTTATATAATATGGTATTGGTTGGAATCATTGGAAGTACTTCTGTCAGATATTGGATTTTACCGTTTTCGTTTTTATTGATTTGAATTATTTGAGTATTCATCGTCTTTTCTGTTTTAAATGGTTCGTAAATGAGAGAGGAAGCGGAATATACTTCCTCTCATTGTTTTTCTTTTATCAGATCAATTCTTTTTCAGTCAGGTATTCCATCAAATCATCCGTTCTTTTCAATCGAAATATGATCTTTCCTTTTTTATAAGAGGCATAAGCGGTGATATATCCGTTAGTCTCGCGGAATAAAGGAACGAATTGCAGGACTTTACCGCTTTCGATCAACTGCTTGAACATTGCGAGTTGCAAATCATTGTCTTTAGCCTCTTTGTAGGCTGCTACATTTTTTGGTTCAGTTCCGAAATCTTCTGTTTTTCCTTCCTTCAAATATCCCATCAGCCAAGTAAGTTCTTTTTGATTCAATATCAGTTTGAAGCCTGCCATGCTTCGAGATTCCAACCAAGCGTAAGGGAATTTGTCTTTACCGGTTTTGAACTGGATGGTCAGGTTTTCGTATTTACTCATCATCAGTTTGGTTGCATTGTGTGCACCCATGTTGTCATACTCTCTTACTGTTTTGTTTTCGAAATTAATGTTTAATGTTACCATCTTTTTTTTATTTTTGTTCTTCCCTCTTTCCTGTTCGGGAGTTCAGGTAATCAGTGAATCGAGATGTGCACCTCTCGTTGTTGATTACGTTGCAAAGGTGCGGGTATTTTGGCGGGTGGGGTAGGAACAAAAAAAGGGGACAAATTTGTTCCCCTTGATTAGTATGTGAAAGCTCCGTTTGGCAGTTGGTAGTCTTTGTATCTCTTTATCAGCGTTTTCAAGTAGTCTGGATCGGTTGATATGCTTTCATTCTGGATAATTCCAGTGAAGAAAATTAAATCGCCAATCAGTTGCTTTTCCTTTTTAGATGGTGAATCTTTTATCTTCCGCTTGGAAATGATGGGCTGATAGGAGTTGAAGAAAGTTGTAAAATGAAGATAGAAGGCGTAAGCCAATACGGAAGTGGATTCAGAAGTTTCAGACTTCATATAGGATTTGATGCTTTGCCAATTCCAATCGTCAGAGGTGTCAATATCCTCTTTAAGTCTTGAACATATGCGAAGTATGGTAGGGCAATCCTCAATGGTATATTTCTTCTTTCCGATGCAAAATGTAATCTTTGTTTCTTCTTTGAAAGTAGGAGATTGCAACGGGTGAAGTTCTGTATTTTCCGTTATTTTGTCAATAATGGTTTGTAAGGTTGTCAATGAGGATATGTGTTTGATCCCGTCCGTACATTGATTGTAAGAGAAATCATATACGAATAATAATAAATGCCAGAATTTTTCAGTGTCCAGTTCAAAGGAAGTTAGTGTCTCTCCAAATTCTTCATGGGAAAGAAATTCATTCAGTCTTGCTTTCAATTTATCCAGCTTTTTAAATTTGATTGCAGATGTATTGTAACGTGAGATATACCGCTCCAATAATGGCGATCCGCAGAAGTCCTCAAAAGGTTCTATTAATGTAGCCAAATGAAAGACATACTCCAATGCGGGAAGTTGATCGTCATGGGGTAATTTGTCTGGAAGTGTAAACATGAGATTCTTCTTTTAAATGGTGATGGTGCAAAGATAAAGGATAAAAAAGAATCCCGTCTCCATTTCTGGAAACAGGATTCTTTGGTTTAGAGTATTTTTTATTAATCGAATAGATCAACAATTTGATCCATTTGTTTAGCAATACTTTCATCCACCAGTTTTGCATAATGAGCGGTCATACGGGTATTTGTGTGTCCTAACATCTTAGAAACAACTTCCAAAGAGATGTTATTTGCAAGAGTAACCGTACTTGCAAAGGTATGGCGGCTTGTGTGATAGGTTATCCGTTTATTGATATTGCAAAGTATTGCAATGTCTTTCAGATACTTATTTATATCTGCTGGATCTTGAATAGGTAATAGTTTGTCATCACCTTTGTATTTCTCTAAGATCATTTTTGCCATTGGTAATAATGGGATTCTGGAAAGAACACCTGTTTTGATCCTTCGTTTCTTAATCCAAATTCTTCCATTCTGATCTTTTTCAAAATGTGCGGTGGTGAGAGTTTTCACATCTATATAACTCAATCCAGTGAAACAGCCAAACAAAAACATATCTCTGGCTTTCTCCAATCGGGGCAAAGGAGTATCGAAATTGATAATTCTCCTGAGTTCTTCTTCGTTCAAAAAGTCAATTTCAACTGCTTCTCGTTCCACTTTGTATGTGGCAAAGGGATTGAAAGATATGTACGAATTTGCAACAGCCAGATTGATTATCTTTTTTAGTAGCTTCAGATGTTTTGTAGATGAGTTTTGGCACATGCCCTTATCTATCCTCAAAAATGAATGAAACGACTGTATGAAGTTTAAATTGAGTTCACGCAAATACATATCTTCTCTTTTGTATTTCTGTTGCATGAACTCTTTGAGTAATCTTACAGTATATTCAGAAATCCAATAAGTAGCTTTAGAAACTCCATTACCAATTAATTTTTCTTGTTCATGATTATGCTCTGTAAAGACCTCAAATAAACTTTTCTCTTTCAGAGATTCGATCTTTTCTTGATAAGCCTCACATAGAAGTTTGGCTGTAATGATAAAACCTTTATCCAATAATTCTGCTTCTTTCTGATACAGTTTGGCTTTTACGGCTTTCAGATAGTTGTTGAGGCTTTTGGCTTCTTCATCTTTATTTTTTACTTGTTGTTTGATCTTATCCCAAGAAGTAGCTTTTACCTTTTTACCAGTAGAAAAACCACATCTTTCACCATTTACGGTAATTAATACTTCAATAATTGTTGTACCGTCTTTTCTAACTCTGTTTTCTCTTATAAAGAAGAGAACGGAAAATGAACTTCTAACCATTTGTTTAATCTTTAAAATTAGACATTTAGAAGTCCTTTTGATAATATGTATAATGTTGTATGTTAGATTGTTATATTGAAATTTGCAGCCATTTTTGGAAAAATGTAAAATGGCTGTGATTTGGCTGCAAAACATCTTCTATTTTACTCGTTTCAGAAAGGAAAAACGGTGAGTCTTTCCTATAGGAGAAAGAAGGTGATAGAAGAGATTTTGAGTATTTCTTATAACCAATCCCAATGCTTTGCAAAGAAGATTTGTTGTTTAAAGAAGTATTTGATTGGGTAAGAAAGAAGTAACATATAAGATAATTCCCATAAACAAAAAAAACTCCCGTAACCATAACGATTACAGGAGTTTATATATTAGAAATACTTTAAATTACTTCTTCATAGCTTCTTCGATAGCAACAGCTACAGCAACCGTAGCACCTACCATCGGATTGTTACCCATACCCAGGAAGCCCATCATTTCTACGTGAGCAGGAACGGATGAAGAACCAGCGAATTGAGCGTCACCGTGCATACGGCCCATTGTGTCGGTCATACTATGGGTAACTTGCTATAA